ACAAAGGTGCGAAGTCTCTTCGAGAGGGCGCGCTTGACGCATACGACACTGTAATGTTCCAGATGAACTTCTCATCTAACATCACCATCACCCGCGACAGCCTGATTAAGCTGAACAACAGGATCTACCAGATCATCTCACTTAACGACGATCCAATTGAGAATAAGATCGTCATCACAGCTACCGAGATGACCACACAAGTGAACATCATTCCGGAACCATATTCGACGGCAGAGCTGACACCCGCTACGGAAAGTGATATATGACAACGGCACTGGTAGGAATAGGACGATTGGAAAACCGCTATGCACGGGAGTGGGTCGAGCATCATCTGAGGACAGGCTTCGACACCATCATCATCGCCGACAACAACCACATGGGGGAGGACCGATTCGAGGACGTTCTTCAGACATACATCGACGACGGTACGGTGATTATTCTTGACTACAGAGACAAGACAGCTTTCCAGAACCACGCATACAACGACATCTACCGGAAGTATCAGGACCAATATGACTGGATGGCGTTCTTTGATTTCGACGAGTTCCTGGACATCCGGGAAGGCACCCTTGAGGAACTGCTGACTACGGACAAGGATATTGTCACCGTCAACTGGGAGTGCTACGGAGACAATGGGCTTGTGAGGTATGAGGACCTGCCATGTTGGCAGCGATTCAGCAAGCCGTTACCACACCCTCTTTACGTGCAATACCGGGAACACGCAGAGAACGATCACGTCAAGAGCATCATACGTGGAGGTCTTGGTGCTGTTGATTTCAGAAGGAATCCACATGTCATCGGAGACATGTCGCCATTCCGTGAGTACGACCCATCAGCAAATGCGGTATTGCGTCACTATATCACCAAGACGGCTGAGGAATGGACATGGAGGTCACAGCGTGGCAGCGGGAACCGAACCCTGAAGCAATGGAGAGAGACATACGCGGGAAGATTCTTCCGTTACAACAATAGAACTATAGAAAAAGAGAAAATTATGACCAGAAAAAGAACAGTGGCGATTGTTAATTATAACACGCCAGAACTGACGGAGGCGGCTATCCTGAGCCTGCGTAAGCACGGCGGGTGTGAATGGAGGGTGGTAGTCTTTGATAACTCAGACCAGCGTCCGTTCACAGCCAAGATGAGAAACGTGGATATAGTTGACAACACCAAGGGACAGATCATTGACTTTGAGCTTGAGCTTTCGAAGTTCACAGACAAGGTGCCGGAGAACGGTGTCTCCGGTAAATGCGTGTATGGCTCAGACAAACACATGATGTCAATACAGGCACTTTTCGACATCATTCCCGACGGTTTCCTGCTGATGGACTCTGACATCCTACTGAGAAAGAACGTGGAATTCATGTTCCAGGACAACCAGTGCGTCGTCGGTCACATACAGACGTATGACAAGAGCAGGAACCCCTACCGTATTGACAGGCTTGTTCCGATGCTGTGCTATATCAATGTGCCTATGTGCAGGGAATGCGGCATCCAGTATTGGGACCCTGCCAGATCCTGGCAGCTGCATGGGAAAACCAAAAACTCATGGTACGACACAGGATCGTCGATCCTGGAGGATGTCCGCAGCCACAGAAACGGCGCACACGGCAGGTGTATCGATATCCGTCCATTAATGTGCCACTTGAAGAGCGGGAGCTGGCGTAACGATGGGCAGGCACAGTCATGGCTGCGTCAGAACCGAATATTGTGGGAGCTGACAGACACGGAGAGGAAAGAGTGGGTGGAAATTCCCGGTAAACCCGGAACACGTAAACGCACGAATAAAAAAATTAAATAATATGGATAATTGGTTTAGACTTTTCAGCCGGCGTGAGGTAACTCCAGGAGTACCGAAGACGACAGACCAGAACGCACCCAGCAACCAGCCACCGAAAGGCGGTAACTGGGAGGCAAACGTCGTGCGTCCATACGGTCGTACATCTCTGCTGATCCCTACCTGGACCAGATGTGTACAGCTGATCATGCAGACGATGGGACAGATGCTCACACAGTATCAGCGACTTAACGGTGAGGGAGGCAATTTCATCGAGGACAAGTACGGCAAGAACGGCATATTGAACTACATGCTTCAAGTTCGTCCTAACCCGCTGATGACCGCCAGTCAGATGCAGGAGCAGATCGAGTACAGGAAAATCTACTATGGCAATGCCTTCGTGTATATTGAGCGCGGCATGGACGGGTACCCTGTCAATCTGTGGCTATGCACTGGTGGAGGTTACAATCCTCTTACCAACACATACAGCCTCACATACAACTCAGACCGTGGTCCCAGAATGATGGTGGAGTGTGACGCCAAAGACGTGCTCCACTTCAAGAACGTGTTCCTGACTGACGACATGTATATGGGCATCCCTACCATCGATTACGCTTTCAAGGCTCTCACAATCGCCGCTACCGGAGACGAGCAGGCTCTCCAGGACATGGCTAAGGGAGGTAAGCACAAGGTGCTGATCCAGGAGCAGCAGTCACCTACACTTGGCACCCGTGGTCGTGCCAACCAGTCAGAGCTGCGTAAGATGAAGGATGAGTTCGCCAATGACTGGATGTCGAACGACGTGGCGATACTTGACAATGTTGCGGACGCGAAGGTGATCAGCCAGACCGCCCAGCAGCTGCAGCTCCTTGAGCAGCGCGGATACTCTGACGAGGCACTGTGCCGTCTGATGGGAGTTCCAAAGATTATTGCTATCGTCGGAGACGGAGGCGGCAATTACCGAATGCCTGAGCATGCCACGCAGGAGTTCCTTCTCCGTACAATTCAGCCACGCATCCGTGAGCATGAGGACGAGCTTAACTCCAAGCTGCTTTCTGCTGGGGACTTCGGCAAGAGGCGTATCCATATCTGTGAGCTTGCACTCAAGCGTCTTGACGCTAAGGGACAGGCAGAGATCGACAAGATGCACCTGGAGTCAGGATGGAGCGTCAATGAGATCCGGAGCCAGTACGACTTGCCGAACATATCGGAAGGTGAAGACCACTATGTAAGCATGAATCTTGGCGTGGTCGGATCCTCGAAGCTCACGGACGGGAAAAATGGAGGTGACTCACAGGTAAACCCGTAACCTATTAATTACGATAAGAGAAACCAATTGATATAAAAATGGATGCAAAAAAAAGAGAAATCAGAACCATTGACTGCCAGCTGTCCGTTAGAGAAGCGGCTGAAGGTCAGGAGAGCGAGTCTCGCACCATCACAGGTCGTGCCATCGTATTCAATGCTGAGTCGGAGGTTATTGACGACTGGGGAGAGAGATTCCGCGAAGTGATTCTGCCGGAGGCTGTCACGATGGAGTTCCTGAACTCGCAGGATGTGAAAATGAACATGCTGCATGAGAGGGAACTTACCATCGCGCGCTGCAATAAGGGCACAGGCTCATTGCGCATGGCAGTTGACGAGCAGGGTGTTACGTTCGAATTCGAGGCTCCCAAGTGCGACATCGGTGACCGCTGTCTTGAGATGGTACGCCGTGGCGACTACTCTGGTTGCTCGTTCGAGTTCTATCCGAAAGACTACGAGGTGGAGCGTTCTAAGGGCGCGGACGGTAAGGATGAGGTAGTCATCCGCCACAAGAGCTTCGAGTTCCTGTCGGCTCTCACTATCGGAATGGACCCGGCTTATCGCCAGACAAGCGTTAACGCCCGTGAGATGGACGCACAGACCGAAGAAGGCAAGCGTGAGGCTGAAGCCGCTGAACAGGCAAGACGTGAGAAGGAAGCCGAACAGAAAGATCGTGAGCGCATTGTGGCTGAACAGAGAAAACGAACAATCCGTAAAGTGGATTACATTTTGAGATCACTAGAATATTAATCCTTTAAACTGTTTAAAAGATGAAAAAAACAAGAGAAGAGCTCGAACTCGCCATGCGCGAGGTGCAGGGCAAGATGGGTGAGTTCTACGAAAAGATCGGTACCCGTGAAGAGTTGACCGCAGAGGAGCTGGCACAGGAGGCTAAGTTCAACCGCGAAGTAGAGAACCTGGAGCGTGAGTTCCGCATCATGAACATGAACGACGATGCCGCACAGCGTGCAGCTGCCAAGAAGGAGGACATCAAGAAGGTGTTCCGCGAGTACATGATGGGCATTGCCAACCGTCGTGAGAACCGTGAGATCCTTCTGTCTCCAAGCGGTGGTAACACCACTGCGAACATTGAGGCTTCAGGAGCTATCGCACTTGACATCAAGGAGATCATCCCCACACTTCATGAGGGTCTCGGATTGCCAAAGGGTCTGAATATCGTCACCGGCGTGACAGGCAACGAGGTATATCCTGTCAGCATCAACGACGTGAAGCTGGAGGAGGTTGGCGAGGTTGTCGCTCTCAACGACCAGGTTGTTGACTTCGCCAAGATCAACGTCCAGTCCAATCGTGTAGGCTGCTCTATCCCCATCAGCCGTCATGCTATCGCCAACGCAGCATTCGACGTAGTTGCGTTCATCCAGACCAAGGTGACACTGGCTACCCGTATGTATCTGGCTGAGAAGATCTACACGCCCGCTTCCGGTCTTACCGGCAACAAGGGTCCGTTCGCAGGTCAGACCGCTAAGACCATCAAGCTCGACAAGAACGCTTACGCCAACATCCTGGAGGCTGTTGCTGAGTTCTCAGACCAGGGCTTTTTCGAGGGCAATATCTGCATCAGCATGAGCCGCAAGACAG